GCAATGCCTTCTATTACCATCTCATTTGTGCGTCCTATCTCATTAGGAAAGCTAATAGATTCATCTCCTTTAGCATTCTGAGCAATAGAACCTATAAAATGAACATCCTTGTCTGACCTGATATAAACAAGAGGGTTTGTATCAACACTCGCCGGCATATCTACCTCCTACGGTTTTATTTGTTTTTACACACCCATTGCAACGATTCTTACATTTGTTAAAGCACTTAGGTTTGTTGTATTAGGAACCTCAGTGCCTGCCTGAGCGCCTACTAGTGAACTTGTAGCAACTGTGAAAGATGTCCCTGTTCCAGCAACTTCTATCCCGTCACCAGCAGCATTCTTTATTATTGTATTGTCGGCACCTGCCACAATCGCAGTTGCTCCTACTGAGGTGTTATGACCGTGTGCAGCTGTAGGATAATAAGCCTTTAATTTGCTATTTGTGTAATCATACTCAAACATATACCCATTCTTTGGAAACACTTGTAAGTTATCAACAACTCCAAGAGCAAGATTTCTTGCAGATAAAGGTTCTCCTCCCGTTGGATAAGAAGTACCAAAATTCACAGCCGCAATAGTCTGTCTTACATTGCCTACAATACTATGTCCTTTTATTGCAATCCCTAAAGACATCTATACCTCCTTCAGGGCAGGGGCAGTTGCCCCTTACCCTTTATTTTTGTTTTACATAATTGTCAAATAAATGAGAGAATAATCTGGAGCAGTATTTACTCTCATTACCCAGCCCCATGTAGCTGTTACATATGCTGCTACCGGCCCGCATGCACCATCTGCAGTGCCACCAAGGCCAACCTTCTGTCCTATCACCACAGTCCCCTGAGTAAGGACTGCTGTTGCGCCTCTAACTTGAGACCAGTAGTAATAAGCTGCCGCCACATCTACAATGGGCACACCAACTATTGATTGAGTAAGCCCACCAGCAGGTGCAACAACGGTGCTATCATAGAGGTTTTTGCTTAAGGTAACCTTGCTTGAACTTGTAAGTGCCTTTGCAACTGCATCATAGAGCTTAAAATAATCAGAACCGTTGCCAGCAATAGCAGAATGAGATTTTACCTTATAGATATAGCCCGCTGAATCTGCACTATTAACATGTAAAATCCCTTCAGCATATTGATTTTGAGATGCAGCAGTTGCGCCAAGTGTTACCTTAATCTTTGAAGTTCCCACTGCGGCAGCCTCAGCTACAGCGCAGTTTAAGTGATTAGCCACTGGAGCTGAACCCTGACACATCTTGCCTGCAGCAAGAGCAGTTACATCTGTTTTTGAAAGGATAAAGAGCCTTCCATCATCCATTTTAAGACTCATCCCCAGCCTTCCACCTTCAGGAAGGGTATCAGAAGTCTCATATATCCCCATCTTGATAGGGGTCTGTGCAGGCGTAAAATATGTAGCATATCCCTTTGGCATATTTTAGACCTCCTTTCTTTGGTTTTTAAGCCGCCTCCAAAGAAGCATTAGCTTGCCTCTCGAAAGGTTTATAGACTATCAAAGATAGCCTGTGTTATGTTTCAGGTACTCCAGCAGGCGGTGGCCCCGCAGGCGGTGACCCCCCAGGCGGTGGCCCCCCAGGCGGTGGCCCTCCAGCAGGTGGCCCTCCAGCACTTGCAGCTGCCGACAGCTTATCTAAAAATTCCTTGATGATAGGGCCAAGCCCCGGCATTACAGTCATAAGCCGCATAAGAAGCGTTATAACCTGCCTTGTTATCATTACAGGGTCTTCTCCAGCTGCCCTCGTAGCAGGCGCTGCCCTGCCTCTGCCTCTGCCTCTGCCTTCTGCTAAATCAAAGACATCACGTCTCGGCCCTGCTGTTCCTTCACGAAGTTCATCTTCCCTTGCCGCCATAATTTATCTCCTTTAACTTACATTTTTGATACAGGTCTGACGCCACGGAGCAGTAACAATCAGGTTGCACATTACTATCAACTGCCTGATATACGCCCACTCAGCCGTTCCTGTCTTAGGCGGAGTCCAGATAAAGTTGGCATTCTGGTTAATTACAAACTGAATATATTTTGTATTCAGTAAGTAAATCACTCCAGCAGGACAGTAGTTATCCGGCACAACAACTGCCTTGTTGAACTCAAAACCCTGGAACCCAACAGCGGCTATATCAGCATGGGCCTGGCTTATAAAATGCTGAGCTGGCTGAACACGACTCCAAAATTTATTCCAGATTGTCTGATTACACACGATTAGGTCAGGCATCTCGTCGCCATCCGTAGCTAATCCATAGGCATTTTGAACCATATCAAGGCTAAATGCCCCGCCTGTGCTGTCAAGATTAGACTTCCACCATGGATAGGTAGTTCTGGAAATCCCTAAGTAACTATCAAAGGTCGTGCCATCGTCAATCGCATTCTTCAGACCATCAAGGTCTTGACCGCCATTGCCGCTGCCATCACCATAAATCTGATTTGTTAGCTTTTTCTTTATTGTATAACTTGCAGCCTCCATCTTAGGATTAAGCAAGCCAATAATCTCTATATCAGAGTCAGCTTTAGCAAGGTCAGTGCCAGGGATTGTAACGTTTATGTAATTGCTCTTCCATTCTGCCTCTGCAAAGGCGTGAGTTTGCACATAGCTTGTATCAAATTGCCCCATACCGCTAAAGGAACCGCCTGGCAGCTCGCCATACAAAATAGGCTGCCGGATGTTAAGCCCCCCACGAAGCACTATATTACTTCTTGTAAGTAATCGAACAAAAAGCGGAACGGCGCGGAAGGTCTGGTTTACAACGAACGGAAGATATCTACGATGCACGGCTACATCTAAATCATTAAATACAACTGCCACTTACATCCACCTCCTATATTTATTCTCCTCGTTTAGAACGTTCTTCTCTCAGAATCTTAATTGCATCCTCTGCAATCTTTGTAGGTTCCTCTGGAACAGCCTCCGGTAACTTAAATGGCTTTAAAACTTGTCCTGTTTCTGCCATCTTAGCTGCCTTTAGCTTTTCTCCCTCTACCCTCATCTTCTCAACGAGTCGTTTATCAACTTCTTTATTAAGAAATTCATCTCGATAAGCCCTATCATAAATTACATCCCAGTCTTGCTGATTTAGTTCCTCTTTATTGAGACCAAAGGCAACATCAACCAATTTCCCCTTATCAAAAGGAATATCAGGATATTCTCTAGAATGTCTTTCTTTTAGGGCATCCAATTCCATACTGTATCTTAAAGCACGTTCAAGTCTCTTGTTATTGCTTTTCATGGCATCGAATTCTTTTTTGCCTATACCTTCGAGAGATTTTACTGTTTTTGAGATTTCACTTATCTCTCTTCTTAGGCGAGAGGTTTCAGCATCACCAGTTTCAAAATCAAGATTTTCCTCAGTGTAATTTTTCTTTCCACTAAGTGCATCTTCGATTCTGGGTTTATGGTATTCATACCACTGGTCCCACTTAGAAGCCCTTTCTGCCTCAGCTTTAAGGTCTTCAATCTCCTGAATCTCTCTTTGAATCCTTTCTCTCTCAGATGCAAGCGACTTAGACTTTTTGGTATAGTCTGCTTGCATCATGTAACCCTTGAGCAAATCATTAAGAGTTACCTCAGTTTCTACCCCATCAACGGTTACCTTATATTTCTCATCTGCCATTTTGTCCTCCTATCTTGTTTTTAAGAGTTCCTGCGGGGTATTCCCTCAAGAGTCCCACAGGATTGTTCTAAAAGTGATAGAGAAACTTGAACTGCCAAATCAGCCTTATATAGGTCGGCCAGTTCAAGAAATCCCCTTCCCTGACCGACCTAATCCTCAGAGCCTCATATTACAAGAGCGCGAGCTGCTTTCTTTCCTCTTTTACCCTTCCGCCCAATTACAAGGCGTCTTGCAACACGTCTCTTACGAGGTCTGCCAATCTTCCTTCTAGCCATTACTTTATCACCTCCTTGTGTTCGCCCGCCTCTTTTCAAGGCGAGCGAGTTGTCTCTTCTTAAGACTAAGTTGCCTTTTTAGTTTCCTAAGAAGTCTTACTTTTTTCTTCGAAAAATCTCCTCTACTCATCTTTTACTATGTTTAAACCTTTGTATTTGTTTAAGTCTTCTTTTTGCCTCTGCTAAGGTTCTATATGTTCCAAGATTTCTTTTCTTTTTATGAGAAATCACCCTATAACCGCCTTTAACCTTTCGAATCATCGTGAAATCCTCCGCCTTCTTCTACGGCCAACATATGGATGTCTTGGCGATAACACACCAGCCCTTTTGGCCTCACCCTTAAGATATCCTGCAAGCCGTGTCGGATGTGCAACCTTATCTCTATGTCTTTCTAAGGCAGCCTGTGTCTCATAAAAGCCTTTTCGACCGGTTGCCTCAACCGCCCTTGGAAGCAGCGCCCCTCTAGCCCTTTTTCTCCTTCTTTGTCTCTCCGCCGAGGAAAGCCGGGGTCTTCTTCTGCCTATAGTCATTACAAAATACGCCATAACCCAAAATAAAAAACCCGCAAAGACTCTGGTCAATACCAGAATCCCTGCGGGCCTTTTGCTCCTTCCACTCTGCCTAATTTATTTTAATCAGGCGATAGGCTTAGCTCCTGCTAAGGATTATTTTAATGGCTATTCCTCGCCCTAAAGGGCGGGGCTTCTAGGGATTGGATTTACCCAGAGATTGTAGCCCCAATCTCAATTGTATTATTATTATTACAAGTCAACAAATTTGTCAAGCCGATATTTTAAAAGTCAAACTTATTTCGATTAGTTCAACACCCTTATTCTTTTCTACTCGCTTAAAAATAACCCATCCGCCTACTGATTTAGCAAGGGTTATAATCTCGTTAATAGTCGCCTCTATCCGAGCATCCTTCACAAGCCAAACCCCATGCCCTTTCTTGATGGCAATCCTCTATCAGTCCTCATAACTGGAAGCTTAACCTTTGACCTTGGCGGTGGAGCTTCTCCCTTGCCAGTTCTTTTCCTATAAAGTATTGCCTTCTTATTTGGAAATTCAAGGATATCCAGCACTGACTCATCATCTATTATACCCAATTTAAAAAGTGTCATTGCAAGCATTGCACGCTGAGTTTTTGTCATTGCCAGCGAAGAACCAGCTATAACCTTGAATTGAAAATCCCTGAAGGCTCTTCGTGCAAGATAGGTAGGTATCTGTTCAGAAGGTATGCCGTTGATTTCTCTTGCATAAACATCCTGAAATGGTTTTATAATCTCATTTCTAACAAAATGAAATTGATCCCTACCCTCTGGCCCTGTAATAAACATAAGTCTATCATCAGTAAAAAATTGGAGGATTCTTGCTATTAACTTCTGCCCTATTCTGCTGATAAGATTTTCAAGTTTTCTTGCCTGATAACGAATAATAGATTGAGAAGCAAGAAAAGCGCCCTCCAAGGCCGACGCTGAGGTCAAACCACCTCTTTTGCCTCTCGTCACTTCTGCCATGCCTGAAACCTCATCAAGCATACTCCGCAGGTACTCTACATTTGCCATCAAATACGCCGGCAGAGGAGGTGGAGGCTGTCTTACTATAGGTTTCCCAGGACGGTGTCCTATAAATTCACCGGGTTTATTTCTAAGCAGTTTTTCTCTTTCCCCTGGTGGAAGAGAATCAATATCACCAGTCCATATCGTATTAACTGATAACACTGTATTTTCCACTATAAGCGATAAAATGTTGTTATAAACCTTAAATGGAGTAGCAAGGTCTTCGACCTCTGATATACCAAAAGGACTATCAGGGTCAAATTGCCAATCAATCATATCTATTGGAAATCTACCATCCCAGTAAATATTAGGCTCATCATCCAGTATAGTATTGCCTACAAGTTTTATAAATCGTCCAGCAGGATAAACAGCCTTATCATTCTGTACTGTGCGGTCTTTAATCCAGTATTCTTTAACAAGAGACCTCTCGATTGTAGGACGAAACCCGGATTCTGTTCGAAATTTCAAGGTCTTTAATATCCTATCCATAAAACCTTTCTTTTCTTTCTCAATCTCATAATATGATTTTATCTCTTCTGCTGCATCTGGATATTGAGCCCTTAATTGCTCAGTTGGTTTAAAATATTCATAAATAATATATTCTGCCTCATTAATCTTATTAGCCCTTGTAACAAAAGGATCTATAAGATAAGAACGAGGGTCTCCTACAATAATATTAATATCACCCTTACCCCAATCTAATGCAGGGTCCCAGCAGGTATTGGTAAAAGCAGAGCCGTATAACTGGTTAAAATAGATAAGTTCCTGTAAGGTATCAGACCAAGAATATTCTTCCCATAGTGCTGTGATTACCTTCTTTAGTGCCTCTGCTACAGGAAAAAGTCTTTCGTCGGAGGGTAACAACTCTATTACAGGAATAACATCTGTCATAAGCGAAACCTTTCTTGTAATAATTTCCTTGAGGTGATTTATAACAATCTTTAGGCGATGACTATCTTTCGGCCAGATCTGCCCATGATAGTAGCTGGTATACTCTTCATACTTTTTCCGCCTTTCTTTCTGGACAGAAAAGGCTTCTTCGTAAATCTTCGTTAGAAAAACTATTAATTCCTGCCCTTTTTTTATTTCATCCATCTGTCTTCAAGTTCTTCTTTAGATTTAGATTCTTCTTTCTTCGTAATCTTTTCTTCTGGTGGAAGAAATCGCCAGACTTGGTTCAATTCTACAAGATTCTTATAAGCCTTTTTTATAGAAATTATAAGATATACCAATAGAATTAATAGAGCTAATAGAGTTATAGAGTTAAGAATTAAGAGAGCAAACATAGTGAACTCCTTAAACTCTGTAACTCTGTGAACTCTACAAACTCCATAAACTCTAAACTCTTAATCATGTTTCCTCTCGTATTCAGCAGCACAATTATTATTACAAAATCTCTGTCCAAGCCTTTTAAGTTCCGCTGTCTTACCGCAATTTTTGCATTTAAAGATATGCTGCGCGGTGATTTTAACTGAAGACCATGCAGTATCCAGAAATGGTGCAGGAAATTGCCCCTGGTCATGCGCTAAACGATATATTCCCATAAGATGCTGCCAGAGAGGAATCTTTAGATTAAGATATGCAATCTCTTTTGCAAAGGCAGCTATATGAGCAGGTAAGGTAGTATTTATAAGATTAGTTGCCTGAACCTCGAGGTCTTCCTTCCGTATATAGTAATCATCAAATGCTGAGGTATCTTTCCCCTTACGGGTGAGAAAATCAAAAACCATATCCTCTGTGATATCAGATATGGTTGTGTTCGTTTCCTCTGCATACTTTTTAAGTTTATGATAAAGCAGCTCATCCTTTAACGTTATTGATGGCACAATTACCCTCCTTTTTTCTTACCCGTAGTAAAAGTTACTAACAGGAAAAATCCCCCAGAAAGAACAATTATTTCATCCATGGGTCATCTCGTTCACCTGAACCTCCGAACTCAGTGTAACGATGCGGCTCTGAAATGTCAACTCCATGCGCTGAGAGTGCGGTTAGCATCTCCGCCTCCGAGATTGAGGTTTCACTTGAATAACCTAAGTAATCCTTATCTTGATAGGAGGTATAAATCGCAATTAACCATGCCATTACAATATCATCATGAGTACCCGCAGCAGCAGAGGCAAGTTCCATCCCCGGCCTTTGAACAAATGTAAGTAATTCAGAAAGCAGCCTTTCTGAGTAAATTCTGTGTATTCCTTCATTAATTGCATGGTCTGCATACTGAATGAGTTCTTTCTTAAATGAAGGTGTAGAAAGAAACCCTACCTTTTCAGTAGGCTTGTCTGTAATTCTATCAAGATATTTATGCCGGTAGAAATTCCAGTAATATCTTCTTGCTTCAACCTGACAGCCGAGTCCAAAGTTAATCTCAATCACTAACTTGGCATTATTGTAAAACTGAGCCAGAATTACACCATAATGAGCGGCCTGAAATACATCAATCCATCCTTGAAACTCTGCTACCTGCTCTTTTTCCACTTCATCAATTACCACCATTGCAGTATAATCCCTACCCTCCTGTCCAGTAGCAGGGTCTATACCAATACGATAAATATGGTTTGCTATAGGCTCTTTCCAGAACCAGAGCCTGCCGTTTTCTTTTGTTTCAATGTGGCCTTTAAGTTCATATTCCAGCCGTGCAGAAATAACAATTTCAGCCTTCCTCTTAGGAGGTTCTCTATGCTCATAGGCTTCCTTTAACCGCTTTCTGCTAAAGGCGGTATCACCTGCGACGACAAAGGACTCATCCGGCGTAGCTGGCATTTCTTGATTGAAGCTGTCCTCGTCTCCCCTATACGATTTTTCAATCATAAATCTTCTCCATGCAAGTTGACTATCTAAGATATCAATATCAAATTCCTTTTTAGCCATTTTGATAAGCGTTCTCTCGTATTTCGTATACCTTCCATAAGGGGCGAATTGCTCAAATAGCGGGCTATCTTCATCAAGACAATATTCTGTCATAAGATACCAGGGGATAAATATAGGACGGAATATTGATTGTCCTGCCTTAGCCTGTAACCATTCCTGATGGAATTCCGAAGAGGCGCCTTTTGCTGTGGACTCTAAAACAACTATAGATTCAGGCGTTTGTGGAACCGCCGGGATTAAGGTAGTAAGTACATCGTGAAGATATGGGAACGAGGAAACCTCAGAACAATGCAGGCAATGGATTGTC